CCCTCCCTCGCTTTGAGCATTGCGTCGGCGCATTTGTATGATACGTCTGACAGGTTCTTAAAAGAGTCGTTGATTCTGTTGTCCGACAACATCCCCTGCAACGCAGCAGCAGCGAAGTAGTCGCGAAGGGTCATGCCTTCTCCGGTGGAGTAGAAACCATTTGAATGCTGGCTAGGAGGGGAAGGGAAAGCACTTCCTCCGTCGTTGATTGTTCCTCCTTTGATTGGAAAGTTTCCGATTCCCATGTCCTCACCTCGGAAAAACACGTTTGGGTTTGGTTGGTTGCTCATTTCGCCTCCTCCATCACCCCGCAGGGTTTCCATGTTTTACCGCCGTCGGTGCTGTGTTCTCTGGCGTTCAACCAATAGGATCTATCGTCTGAAGTTTCTGTGTCTATGATAATGCATCGTCCTTCCAATCCTTTGGTCCTCATTATTGAACCCAGCGGCACCTCATCCGCAGTCCACGGGCGGAGTGTTGGGGTGGGTTTGATGCGGTATTCGAAATCCTCCAAATTCCACCTGGGTATGATTACAGCGTTCCATCTTTCAAGTCCCACATCACGGGCTTGCACTTCCTTCCCATCCACAAATGCCTGCATTACTTTGATGGCTTCTTTGGTTTGTTCTTTAGTCATTTCGTTTCCTGTCTCTTTAGATATTCTGCAATTGCTTCATCTGCTACGTATTGTAGTTTGTATCCTTTCTTTTGTGCGTATTCTTTGAGTCGCTTGTGCGTGTCGTCTGACACGACGAAGACTTTCGATGTTGGTCGTTTGGGTTTTGGTTTGTTCATTTTATTCGCTCGTAATCGCTTCGTGAATTACCTGGAAATGCTCAGCAAAAATGCCGTCTCGAATGGCCAACGCGATCTGGCGATGCTCCTTCTGCGTACCCTTGGCGCAACGCTGTTCGAAGTAATGAATCCATGAGCGGATGTTGCCGGTCATGTACAGCGTCGTCTGCGTGCAGAGCGGAAGAACCATGCGAGCGGTTTCTCGGCTCACACCCTCCTGAAGGAGCTGGCGATAGGTCTTGAACGCTAAATCAACAGACTTGGCAACCGCGTCGTAAGCCCAGTCTTGATTGAACGAATCGCCACTTCCCTGGCGGTTGACTCGATCCTGAGTGCGAAGTTCGACCGGCTCCGGTGAATCACTCGGCGCATACCGTTGTGAAAATTCTTGGAAGCAGAACGAGCGGTGACGAATGATCTGAGCGGAGATGGCGCGGCTGGTCTGAATCTCGACCGTCATACTGGCCTGCTCGAAAATGCTCCAGTGGCCGTTCTTGATGCAGTAGGCCAGTAGTTTTGGAGCGGTGAGTAGGCTCATCTGGTTCGACGGATTACTGACACGGGCGGCGAACGTGATGAAGTCGGACGCGGTCATGTTACCGTCGCCGACAAGTGGTTTTGTGATTGCTGCGATTTTGACTTTCATGGATGCGAATTAAATTCTTAGGTTTGAGCGTTAACTAGGAATGCGCTCCCCTCCCCCCCCGTCTTCCTTAGTTTAGAACGGCTTTTCTTCGTCCGCGTCAGGAGCAGTCGGCGCAGGAGCTGCCTTCATGTTCTTGATGCGATATGCCTTCTTCTTCTCGCCATTCGATTCGTACTCTTCAGCACGAACGGTGATGGCCAGCTCAAGACCAATCATTGAGCGCAGGAAGTTGGCGTAGCTGCCCTTGACGCCAAGGAAGTCCACCTCGGTGCCGTCCGGCACATTGTGGTTGGTGGCGGCAACCAACTGGTTGACGCGGAACCAGACATTCTCCTGGTTGATAAAACGGTCGGCGATGCTCGATCCGTCCTCGGTTGCGAATGTCACCTTGCAGACCTCGCGGCCCTTTGCATCGAGCGTTTCCTCGACCTTCATCACGGTGACGGTGTACTCGCCCTCGGCATTAATGTAGCTGCCCCCGGCGTCTTTTCGATTAACTTTGAACATATTGTTTTAGGGATTTGGATTGTGGTCTAACTCTCGGATTTATTCAGCACCCATTTCGGGCATGAAAGCGTTTGCGTTGCTGTCGGATAGGCTGGCCAACTGTCCAGTGCGCGGCACTCGTGGAGCGTCGAGATGGCCTTCCTGCGAAGGTTCTCACCGGCCTGAAGCCATTCAACGTCTAGTTTGTAGATGCCGATGGCGTACGGAGCTTTGCGTTCCACGGCGACGAAGATGAAGTTCTCCGCTCCGGTCATCGCCAGATAGTGCGCGGCTTGAATGTGGTAGCCGAACGAGGTGACGGTCCTTGAGAACGCTTCAGCCGAAGCATCGTCGGTCGTTTTCACGTCCACCAGCGTGTCGTTATCGACCCACAGATCGGGACGAGCTTTGAGAGGTAGGCCAGTCTCCTCATCTTGAGCGAAGACACTCGCCTCGATCTTGTGCGGCAGGTTGATGATGTCCCAGAACGGATGGCGGCGGACACTGTTCGCGACACCCTGGACATCGATGTCCTCGGCATGAGTCAGGTGGATGCGGCTCTTATGCTGCTCTTTCCATGCTTTGCCCTCCTTGTTCCGACCGTCGATGTCCGGCGGAATCACGGCGACGACCTGCGAGTACAGATGCGGTTCGAGAACAGCGGTGTGAATCGCCGTGCCAAGCTGCATGGCTTTCGTTGGCTCCTGATGCTCATCCAACGCGGCTTTGTAATGGGCCGGTGACTTAAGGATCTTGGTCATCATCGACTTTGAGAGAGCGTCAACGGCGTGATACTGAGCCGCTGGCATGTCGAAGTTGATGTGGCGGTTTAGAATACTCATTCGAGTGTAGGAGCTGAGAACGCCTTAGCCTTGGAGATGAAACCGTCGGCGTCGCTGATGATCATGTTGGCCACCTTGGTCGAGACATCGCGAAAGTTCTGACCTTCCTTGATGAGGTTCTTCGAGAGCAGGAACGCATTGGCGATGTCGCTGTGCGGTTCGAGGATTTGCTCCAGCTTGTCTGTCAGCGAGAAGGTCGATTCCGGCGTCACATTGACCGTCTGGCGCGTCGGAGTGGGTTGGGCGGGTGTTGATGGGGTGCTGAAGTCGGCCACCTCCTCCGGCGTGAATCGGCCTTGCGTGATTCGCGGATCGAGCATGCGCGTTGCCTTGCTGATAACTCGCGCACGGAGCATCTCAGCGGGGAACTTCGCCCATCCACTGCCAGGCTTTGCGGGGATTAGACCGGCAATCTTCGCATCCTCTGCGGTGAATGAGACGCGAACCTTTTTCACACCCTTGCTGAAGTCGGCAATCGCCGCCACCGCATCGAACTGAATCCAGTCGATATCCCATCCGGCATTCATCAGACCGGAGAGCATCGACTCGCTCTTCATGGTGATGTTGCCATTGATCAAATGATTCTCTCGCTTCCAGCTCAGCGGAGTCATCCGGCTGGCGATGCATTCCAAAGCGAGGACATAGCCCTGCTCAGGTTTGACACATCCGAACATGCCGGAATGCGCGATCCAGTCGCCCATCGTCTTTACCGCATCCATCGGACTATCGATGCGGTCGTAGAAGTCAGGACTGGCTGGACTCAGAGGTTGCGTTGCTGCTGTCGTTGGAACTAGGTTGCTGCTCATTTGTATTCTCGTTGTTCTGCTGTTTTGGTTTCTTGCTTGCGTACGGATTCACAGCTCCGGTCATTGCTCGACTCTCAAGAATCGCCGCGATGTCGGCTTCCGTGAAAAGGATTCGTCGGCCAATTCTCCTGTGCTGGATGCCGTCATTGCGAACGATTCGCCTTAGCGTCTCGGTGCAAATCTGGAGCATCGCTGCTGTGGCTTTGGCGGTATAGACCTTCATCAAAAGGGGATGGCAACTGGGTGATCAATCACGGGTGAAATCCAAAACACCCTGTCGCGCCACCTCGACGCGCTCTACGCCCAGTTGCCAAAAAATTGTCATCGTTGCGGACGTAGTGTTGCAGTTGTCTCAAGTCGTTGCAAGAGGATTTTCAAAAATTTTTCGGCCTAGTCGTGCCTCGATTCTCTGAAGGTGAGCCACTTGCTCTGGAGTTCCGTTCTGACCGCTGCCATTGAGGAACGTCACACGCTGGTCCATGAGATGATCCTTGCGCCGTTGCCATTCCTTGTCGGATTCGCCGTCGTCGCGTCGGATCGTGTATGGGCCGTGATGGAGTTCCAGGGTGTACGTTTCGGCGTTCGGATTGAACGGTTGACGCTCTGGCTTCGGGCCGAAGCCTTCGAAAGAGTCGTCGTCGTCCTCCTGATAGGACGAACGCTGTAACGCTTCATCGATCTTGCGTTCATGCTCCTTCAAGGTTTTTTCGATCCTGCCTAAACTCTTAGTTGCTCGCTCGACGAAACCGGCAAGCGTTGCAAAATTTTGTTCAAGTTGTGTGAGTTTATCGGTTTCCATAGTCTGTTGGTTTCTGGGTTATTTCGAAGAATACTGCGGAAAGAGTCGTGCAAACTCGTCGGCCAAAGAAGGTTCGGTTGATTCCACGGGTTGCTCTTCAGCGGGTTCGTCGGCTGGCTCACCCGCTTTCCTGTCATCGCCCCTTTTACCCTTGGTTCGCTTTGCAGTCTTCCGCTTGAGGCCTTCAACATCATCTTGCAACCGGCGCACGGTTGACTTCAGAACGGCTAGCTGCCGCTCAAAAGCGCGATGCTCACGGATGATCGATAGCTCGCTTGTCTCCGCATCGCTCGGTCGGAATTCGCAGCCCTTCCACTGCCGCTCAATCTTGTCGAACACCAGCACCCGACACTTCGGATGCCGCATCGAATTGAACGCCCGTATCGCCGCCGCCAAGTCGCAACCCATCTCCTGTCCGATGTAGGCCAGAACTTCCGACTTGCTAGGGTCCAGATCATGCCGCTTCGGGGGCATCTGGCTGAACATCGTTCTTGGGGTTTTTCCTGATGGCAAATAGCTCATAACGAACTCTAGTCTGCGGTTCATACCGACCCTTGTCAAGGCCCGGAAGTTAGATTTCCATTTTCTCGGTTAGATTCAACTCTTCCACGGTTAGCTACACGCACTATCTATTTCACTAAAATGAAACCCCCCTTGGGATTAAAAACCCAAGGAGGGGTGGTTTCATCCCGAAAACGGTATGCTTGCTCCCCGCCTTTGAGGGCGGTGTCGCAACCGTTCGGGATGAAAAAGATGAAGATGCGTCGCTCAATCGCTCGACTTGAATACCGCGCAAACGCTCTAAACGACGCGCTGATGCGTTTTGATTGCTGGATGGTGTGATGACAGCGGACATGGGTTTGGGTGCGCTAGAATCGAATCGGTCGGACGACCTAGTTTTGACTGCGGATTGGTGGCCGACGGGACATCTAACTTTCTACGCGG